AAGAAAAGTAAAATATATTTTGGAACACCTGTTCAAGAAGCTATACTGGAATATTTAGATACAAAGTCATACGCTAAACGAAATAAAATTTATAGTGAACGAATCATGTTTGCGTTTGAAAAGTTAGCTGAAAATATAATTCATACATTTAAGTTTTATTATTTTGATGTTGATTCGGTAAGTGTGAAACATGAAGTAGTAGCTTTCTTAGTTTTGAATATGCATAAGTATGACCCGACTAAGGGTAGAGCTTTTTCATATTTTAGTGTAGTAGCTAAAAATTGGTTGATACTGAATAACAATAGAAATTACAAAATGTATAAATTACATAGTGGAATTGATAGTCCTAAATATGTTAACAAAATGATAAATACTGAAGAATCTCGAATTATAAGCGAACAAACTACTGATTTTTTTGAAGAACTTACTAATTATTTAGAATTAAATCTAACAAGTATATTTAAACGAAAAAAAGATATAGCAGTAGCTGATTCAGTTTTATATTTAATGAAGACTCGACAGATGATTGAGAATTTTAATAAGAAAGCATTATATGTTTTGATACGAGAAATGACAGGTTCTGATACGCAACATATAACACGAGTAATTAATGTTATTAAAAAACATTATAAAACTTTACACAACGAATATAGTAAGAATGGATATATAGAAACTAAATCAGGTTCGTTTAGTTCCTTTAGGTAAATTTCTTGTATATATCAACTCAACGAAAAAAAAAAGGACAACTTTGTTGTCCTTTTTTTGTTTTAGCATATTTATATAAGACAAGAACTATGGAGTTTTCTTATGAGTAAAAATGATATTGAAATATTTGAAGGTAAGTCGTTATCTGAATTATTAAAAGATATATATAATAATTCAACTAAGACTAAAAACCAAATAGATATACTTACTGAAGAATTATCAAAATTTGTAAAGCGAGTTAGTGATGTACCCGTAATATCACCTATAATAAAAGATTATTTAGATGTTAGTATAAAGAATGATGAGCAATTAGTTAAAATAGCTCAAGTTATTACAAGATTGCAATCAAAGAGCTCAACGGATGAAAGTGCAATCCTTTCTGACAAAGAGAAGGCACAATTACTTGGAGCTTTAAATGAAGAAGTAAAAGATATACAATTTGATATAGATACTGTAAATAATAAACACAAATCATTGGAAAATTAATATGGCATATGAAACTGATGTAAGTAGAGGTAGTGGTAGAAGTTTTAGTAAGAAAGCTTCTGGATTAAATACATTGATGGGTACTAGCAAGGGAGCTGATGCCTCTCATGTTAAATTTTATGAATTAGAAGCAGCTGAAGTACTTGATATAATTTTGGATGATACTCACCCTGATTATAAGACAGGTTTAGATATTGGTAAAATTAAAGCTAGGATGGTAAATAGTGAGTTTAATGTTAAGAAAGAAATTCTAACTTGGATAATACCATTAGAGAGTAACATTAAGGATTATCCTATAAAAGGTGAGTATGTAATAGTTAGTAGATATTTGGGTAAAACTTTTTATTCTCAAAAATTAAATTTTAATAATAATATAAATAATAATATATATCCGGGGTTATCTATTGATGAGATTACTACAAAGGGTGCTTCCAGTACTGCTGATAATTATCAAGCAACTTCAGCCACGGGAGGAACAATTGGTTTAGATGAAATAGAGTTGACAGATGTATATAATACTTTTTCACCTACAATAGGAATATTTCCTATAAAAATTAAAGAAGGAGATGTAGTTTTTAATGGGAGATTTGGTCAGTCAATTAAATTCAGTTATGGTAAGGATAACGAAGAAGCTTATACTTCACCCAATATTCTTATTAGAGCTGGACAACGATTATCTACTATAAATAAAACTTGGTTAAGTGAACAAGACCGGAATAATCCTATAGAAGAAAGTATTAATGAGGATGGAACTAATATTCATTTAACTACAGATGAGGAAGTTATATTAACTCCAGCTCCAGCTAATAGTGAAGAAGAAAGTGATATTCTATATCAAAGATTTGTAGAAGCACCCGAAACATTTGATGGAAAACAAATTATATTAAATTCAGATAGATTGATATTTAATACAAGAGAGAAAGAATTTATGTGTTTCTCAAAATTAAGTCAATATTTTTGTACTACTGATAGATTTATAGTAGACACTTCAGCGGGTATAATTTTAAATTCATTAGCTGATATTGTAATAAATAATACAACAGATGATGCTAATACAAAAACTATAATTAATAGTCCTGAAATATTTCTTGGTGTTACTGATGAGGAAAATCCAGCTCTTGAAGAAGGTACATTAGAACACTTGGTATTGGGTGAGACATTAAAAATGTTGTTAGAAGAATTAATTGGTATACTTGAAAAGTGTACTTATATAAATGGTGCGGGTCCAGCTAGTATGAACCCAGCCAATACCGTTGAACTTGAAATTTTTAAAATGAAGTTAGGTAATTTTTTGAGTAAACAAAATTTCACATTATAATGGAGGTTATTATGAAGAATAGTGATTTATCTAAAACACTTAGAAAAATAATTAGAGAAGAAGTGACACGAGCTGTTAGAAAAGAGTTCGTTGATTTTGTTTCTTTATTAGGAGAAACGAAAAAACCTGTAAAGAGAGTTACACGAAAGAAGAAACCTATTACGGGAACTTCTATAAAGAAAATGGTAGATGAGATTGTACCAAGGAAACCAGTAAAGAAGCAATATACTAACGATAAAGTATTGAATGAGATATTAAATAATACTCAAGGTGGTGTTCCTCAAGATGGACAGATGGTAGCACCTCAACCGACTGGTCAAGAAGAATACCCAACAATGGGTGGTAAAACTTTTGACCAAAATTCTATGGCTAGTTTAATGGGGTATGGTGATGTCACGACACCTCAAATGACAACACCAGATGGTAGACCTGTTACTGAAATACCTGAAGATGTGACGAAAGCTATGACTCGTAATTATGGAGATTTGATGTCTGCTATAGACAAGAAAAAATCAAATGGACCTTTGAAAGGATAATATGTTAAACAAAAGTAATTTAGCAAAAGACATTGAAGCTGTTTTGAATGAACCATTAAAAGATGATTTATTCGCTGATGGTGATATAAAAAAACAAAATAAGAAAATGGCTAAAGGTATAGCCGATGCGATTGATGTATATATAAAAGAAGCTTCAGTAGATGTAAGTGGAATACAAATGTTACCGGGAACAGCGGTGACAACTATGCCTGGTCAAGCAGTAGCATCAGCATTTCCAGGGTCAACTGTATCACCGGGAACAGGTAATACATCATCACCAGCTGATTTGAATCCGGCAACTGGTATAGATTGTTGTAAGGTGTATTAGGAGAAAATGAATGCCTGAAAAACCAATTGATTTTATATTAGACGATACTCATACTACAACCGGTATGAGTGTATTGGATAATGAACCAGATATAGCTTTAGGTTTGAAACTACCTATAACAGCTGGTAATGGAACATATTTTGACCAGGAGTATTTAAGTATTAAACAAGTTAGACATAACATAATGAATTTGATACTTACAATGAAAAATGAAAGAATAATGCAACCTACTTTAGGAACAAATATTTATTCTACATTGTTTGAACAAGATGATGGGACTATGAGTATAAAGATTGAAGATTCTATTAGAGAGACATTGAGTATTTGGTTACCATTTGTTAAGTTGGAAAAGTTAGATGTATTAACTGAAGGAGGTGATGGTTTAGAGACAACAAGAAATGTATTTCATATATCATTAGTATTTAGTTTACAACACGACCCAACAATGTTAGAAACAGTATCATTCAGAATGTCAGGACCAGAATTATAGGAGATGATAAGTGCCAAGTGTAAAGACCGATAATAAAAAAGAAGTAAGATATTTAAATAGAGATTTTATTTCATTTAGAAAATCATTAATAGATTTTAGTAAAATATACTATCCTAATACCTATAATGATTTTAATGAAACATCACCTGGAATGATGTTTATAGAAATGGCTTCTTATGTGGGTGATGTACTTTCATTTTATATAGATAAACAATTTAAAGAAAGCTTATTACCATACGCAGAGGAACGAAAAAATGTTGTAGCATTAGCAAGCACCCTTGGATACAAACCCAAACCAACAGTAGCTGCGAGAGCTATATTAGATGTATATCATACTGTACCATCTGTTACAGATGATGGGGGAGTTACATATAGACCTGATATGAGGTACGCTTTAATCCTTGATAGTGGACTGAGAGCTACGGCTAATAGTAATGGTACTGAATTTAGAACAATGGATGTTATTGATTTTAGATATTCAAGTTCATTAGACCCAACAGAGATTACAATATATGCATATAATGAAAGTGCACCTACATTTTATTTATTAAAGAAACAAGCAGAAGCAGTAGCTGGAACAGTAACAACAGAAACATTTAGTTTTGGTAACCCTAAAAAATATGATAGAAGAACATTACTATCCAATGATATAACTGATATAATAAATGTTACTGATAGTGATGGAAATATTTGGTATGAGACTTCATATCTAGCTCAGAGTACTACATTTATTGATGTTGAAAATAGTGCTAAAAATAATCCTGACTTATCACAATACGCCGATGACGCTCCATATATTTTAAAATTAAAAAAGGTTCCTCACAGATTTGTTAAAGAGATAACTTCTACTAATATGACAAGATTACAATTCGGAGCTGGAATATCAGATAGTCCAGATGAAGAAGTTATTCCCAATCCAACAAATGTAGGTTCTACTTTAGGAACGGGTGTTAGAAATGTTGATACATCATTTGACCCACAAAACTTTTTATTCACAAAGACATATGGTCAAGTACCATCAAATACAACTTTGACAGTTACATATGCTAAGGGAGGTGGTATAAGTACAAATGTTCCGGCTAGTGACATAGTTAATATATCTACATATAATGCTTTAAATGATTTGAACGCTGTACCTAATACTAATGAATTTACTAATGCTAAAAATTCATTAGCAGTAACTAATGTGAAACCAGCTACGGGTGGTAGAAGTGCAGAGACGATTGAAGAAATAAGACAAAACGCAATTGCTAACTTTCCAGCTCAAAATAGAGCAGTAACAAAAGAAGATTATATAGTTCGTTGTTATTCATTACCAGCTAAATATGGTAATATATCTAAAGTGTATGTAGCCCCCGACTCACAATTAAGTGGACAAGATAATACTACTGGAGTAGAAAGTCCTAACACTATACCTAATCCATTCTCATTAAATTTTTATTGTTTGGGATATGATTCAAATAAATATTTAGTTAATTTAAGTGATACAGTAAAACATAATTTGAGAGTGTATCTTAGTCAATATAGAATGTTAACAGATGCTATTAATTTATTGAATGGGTATATAGTTAATATCGGAATTGAATTTGAGATTATATCATTGAATAATTATAATAAGAGAGAAGTTGTATTAAGATGTATAGAAAGAATTAAAGAATTTTTTGAAATAGATAAATGGCAGATTAATCAACCTATAGTGAAAACAGATTTATTATATCAACTATCTTTAATAGATGGTGTTCAAAATGTTACTACATTAAAATTTAATAACAAAGTAGGAGGTAATTATTCTAACCATGTATATGATTTAGCTGAAGCAGAACCATTGAACGCAGCTGGAGACCCCGGTGGTATTATATATCCATCACTTGACCCAATGATATTTGAATTGAAATATCCTAATATTGATGTTGAAGGGAGGGCTAGATAATGCATATATTTACTTACATAGATAAAGATGCTACTATATATGAAAGAACCTTAGATAAACAAGCACCTACTTCACAAATACAAAACCAAAATACAGGATTAGACCCTGTTTTAGAATTAAGTAAATATAGGATAGATACTACATACTATAATTCCAGAATATTATTAAAATTTAATGATACTAATTTGAACACTACTTTAGTAGAACACGGAAAAACTTTAGCAACTGCAGGTGTTAAACATTCATTAAAATTATATACATCAAGAGTATATGAAATACCATTAAAATATGATGTGTATGTACATCCAGTTAGTGAGAGTTGGGAAATGGGGGCTGGTAGGATAGATAATAGTCCTATAGTTCAAGATGGTGTAAGTTGGAAATATAAAGATGGGTATTTTAAAGGAAGTGGAAGTCATTGGGCTACAAGTAGTTTCGCAGCTTCAAATGGTGTTTATTTAGCTACTGGTTCTGGAAATTTTGGAGGTACTTATTATGAAGGACATAGTGGTAATACTACAGCATATACACATACACAATCTTTTGAATATGAGTCTGCAGATTTAGATATAGATATTACTGATAGTGTAAAAAAATGGAGTCAAGGTGAATTTACTAATGAAGGTCTAATTATAAAAAGACCAACTATTAATGAAGCAGAAGATAAACCATATGGTAGTTTACAATTCTTTTCTCGTGATACACATACGATATACATTCCACGAATAGATACAAAGTGGGATGATTCAAGTTTTGAAACCGGTAGTTTGTCACCTATTGATATGACAAAAGATATAGTAGTATATATGAAAGGTATTAAACCTGAATATAAACAAGTAGAAACTCCCAAACTTAAAGTTACGAGTAGAAAGCGTATTCCTACTAAAACTTATTCTACATCATCTGATTATTTAACATTTGCTTATTTACCAAGTTCATCTTATTATTCAGTACGAGATGTTTCTACTGATGAAGTAGTAATTGATTTTGATGATTATACAAAAGTTAGTTGTGATACAAATGGAAACTTTTTTAATTTTAGAATGGATACTTTACAACCCGAAAGACATTACAAGTTTTTATTTAAAGTAGTGTCGGGTTCTACTACTGAAATTTTTGATAACGATAGGTTTCAATTTAAAGTTGTGAGGTAATAATGGCTCAATCTACTAACATAGTTCCTAACTTATATACAAGAGGAAATGAATTTACACTTAATGGTGATGATTATAGTGGACCGATGCATTATAAATCAAGTGATGATACCTATTGGACATATGCTACACCTGAATATGGTATAGAAGCAAGTCTGCAATTATTTCCTACAGACCCCAACTTTAGAGACTTAGATGGTTACATGATTTCACCATATAATACAACTAAAACTATAACAGCTACACTTGGAATACCTGAATATACAGATGTTGAAGAAGTATTAGATACAGAGATAAAAGAATTATTACCTTCAACATCAGCTGATGATGGTGAAACTACAACTCCTATAACTCCAGGTGATGTTGATACTGATACTTTTTTTCAGATATATGAAACTATAAAAGGAGATATACCTAATTCAGGAGATACAGAAAGTCATACTTATTTATTGAATAGTAGTTTGACACAATTAGGAGATGATGTTTTAGAAGATACCTCGTCAGTTGAAAGTAATAGTGGAGAAACTGTAACTACAGGTTTTACTACAAATGATTTTACAGTTCAAGAACTTAGAGCTCGAAAACACGCTCTTAATATATACGCAGCTAGAGTTGAACATTTTGAAGGTAGATTAAATGAAATTACAGAAGTAGAGAATGAGAAAGCTGTACTTCAAAGTGAAGTAAATAGATTACAAACAGGATTAACTATAGTAAAGGATAATATTAATATTGCTATCGGAGAAGCATTCGGTGCAGTAGCTGAAGAGGTTCCAGATGTTGTAGCTGCAGCAACTGCATTCAATACATTACTTACATCCTTTAAAGCTGGAACTGAGTATAATACTGGATACAATGTCGGTGTAGCTGAAGGTGTAGCTAGTGTTGATATAGCTTCTGATAATGCAGGTCTTATTCAACAAGGTGTTGATAGCGTAACATTTTTACAATCAAGTTATGATAGTGGCTACGCAGTTGGTTTAGCAGATGGTGGTGGTACAACGACTGAAGAAGAACTTGATGGTTGGTCAACAATGCCATCACCTGAAGAAAATGCTTCACCTACATTCGGAGATGATGAATATACAGGTCCTGATGATGTGACTTGGTATTGGTGGCCAACTACACATAAATGGTCAACAACACCGGGACAATAAGAGAATAGAATATGGCATTAGATAAATATAAAAATAAAGAAGCTATAAATAAAACTAAGTCACAAGTCCGCGGTCAATACTTGAAAGAGAAAGACCGAGTTCTTATTGATATAAATCAAAATAAGTTTTTAGAAACTTTTA